CTTCGGTGGGGCTTTTTTTTTGCAAAATAATGTGTATATTGAAAACAAGGTTAAACAAAAGGTTTGAAAATGAATAAAGTTAAAAAATTAGTGGGAAGACCTAAGTTCGAAATCAACGAAGATGTCCTAAGTAAAACAGAAAACCTTATGGCTAAGGGTTTAACGAAGGAACAGTGTGCTGGAATGTTAGGTGTTTCAGTGTCAACTTTCATGCTTCATCAAGCAGAAAATTCGGAATTTTCGGAAGCTATAAAAAGGGGGCAAGCCAGTGGCATTGATCAAGTTACCAATGCACTCTTTGAAAATGCTACTGTGGAAAAAGATAACACTGCCATTATCTTCTACCTGAAGAACCGAGCAGGTTGGGTGGATAAACAAGAAATTCAGTCAACTGTTGAGCAGAGACATGTCATAGATTTAACAAGGATTCCAAATGACCAACTTGAACAGCTTGAAAATGCATTTAAGCAATCTGACACTGGAGCAAGTGAGGGCCGAGAAGTATCGGAGATCATTGAGGGAGTTTACGAAGGCTAGTTGGCCGTCTATTGAGCCTGCTCAACCTTTTGTGAACAACTGGCACATCGATGCCATTTCCGATCACCTACAGGCCGTTGTGGAGGGCGATATTAAACGCCTGATCATAAACGTGCCTCCCAGACATATGAAATCGATTTCTGTGGCCGTAGCACTGCCTGCTTGGACTTGGACGAAGCAACCTGACAAAAAGTTCCTTTATGCGTCTTACGCAAGCTCTCTGTCGATCAGAGATAGCGTTAAGTGCCGAAGGTTGCTCGACAGTAACTGGTATCAGGATCATTTTAGCGAAATGTTTGATTTAACATCTGACCAAAACCAAAAGCAACGATTTGAGAACGATAAGACTGGCGCAAGGATTGCAACATCGGTTGATGGGGCGTTAACCGGTGAGGGTGGCGATATAATTATTATTGACGACCCACACAACGTCAGAGAGAGCGAAAGCTCACTTGTGAGACAGGGTGTCCTTGATTGGTGGGATCAGGCGATGCAAACACGGCTTAACGACCCCAGAACAGGCGCATTTATCATTATCATGCAGAGAGTCCATGAGAATGACTTGACAGGCCACATTTTGGCAAACGATCTAGGCCACGAATGGGATCACTTGTGTTTGCCTGCTCGGTATGAGGTTGGCCACCCAACACCGACTGTATCTTCATTAGGCTTTGACGATCCGAGAACAGAAGAAGGCGATTTGCTCTGGCCAGAAAGAATAGACGGCAGAACGCTCGACAATCTGGAGAAGAGCCTTGGAAGTTACGCCAGTGCGGGTCAGCTACAGCAACGTCCTGCACCGAAGGGTGGTGGAATCTTAAAAGCCAAGTGGTGGGTTCCTTGGGAGAGCCAAGACCTACCGACAAACATTGAGTACGTTATTCAGAGCTACGATACGGCATTCAGCACAAAAGAATCCGCAGACTACTCGGCTCGAACGACTTGGGGCGTGTTCAGGAAAGATGGCATGATGAACATCATGGTTCTAGATATGTGGTACGATAGGGTCAGCTATCCTGACCTAAGACGCATTGCCCAAGATTCATATTACGAGTGGGAGCCTGACGCAGTGTTGATCGAAAAGAAGGCATCTGGTCAATCTCTATTGCAAGATTTGCGTATGGCTGGCATACCTGTTATCGAATACCTGCCTGACCGAGATAAGCAAGCGAGGGCGCACGCAAGTTCCGCATTGTTAGAAGATGGAAGAATTTACTATCCTTTTGATAAAAAGTGGGCTAAGGATTTAATTGACATATGTTCAGCATTTCCTGCTGGAGATAATGACGACATAGTTGACACATGTACGCAAGCATGGCTAAGATTGCGAAAAGGTTGGTTTGTCGGCCACACTGATGATTACGAAGATGATGAATACACTGAGCAAAGAAGGATGACATTATATGGCTAGGTCACCAATTCTCACTAATGAATTAGCACCATTTGCAGAAGGCGCACCAGCCGATGATCTGCAAGTCGAAGAAATCTCACAGGAAGAAGTTTTAGTTGGCGATCCAGATCTAGACATTGGCATTGAAGATTCGCCAAACGATTTTGATTCGAACTTGGCAGAAGTGATTGACGACCGAGATCTAATGCGAAAAGCGCAAACTTTGATTTCGTATTTCGAGACTGACAAAGATTCTAGATCTGAGTGGGAGGAGCGATACAAGGAGGGATTGAAGACAGTAGACCCTGACGGTGGCTTAGACGAATCAGAAGATGAGAGAGCGACCCGTGGATTATCGACAGTTGTCCACCCGATGATCGCTGAGGCGGCAACACAGTTTAACGCCAGAGCGATTGCGGAGTTATACCCATCAGGCGGCCCAGTGAAAACTGTTATTGTTGGCGATCCTAATGAGGAGCTAGAAGAGCAGTCAAGGCGCGTCAGAGAATTTATGAATTACCAGATTACTCAGGAGATGCCTGAGTATTTCCCAGACTTAGATCAAATGCTATTCCACCTACCTTTGGTCGGTCAGACCTTTAAGAAGGTTTGGTGGGATGCGAATATGGACAGGCAGTGCGCCCAGTTTGTAAAGGCAGAAGATTTTGTTGTGGCTCCAGAGAGCAAGGATTTACCGACATCACCTCGGTACACGCAAGTAATTCGATTACCGAAAAACGATTATAACCGATACGTTCAGTCTGGCTATTATCTTCCTGTTGAATATCAGGGCAGTGACTTAGATCCATCTGGAGATACCATTGGCGAGATTGAGGGCGTTGACCAGTATGGCGATGACGCACAAGATCAAATCGTGACGTTGCTAGAGATGCATGTCTACGAGAAGTTTAGTGGTGTAAGCGATTACGACAATGACGAGGAGGAGGACAACGAAGTTCACTTCCCATACGTTGTTACGATTGATTACGACAATCAGTCGATTGTGAGTGTCAGGAGAAACTGGCGAGAGGATGACGAAAGCAAGATCAGGAGAGACTGGTTTGTCTCTTATAAGTTTTTACCAGGTTTAGGTTTTTATGGTTTTGGCCTATACCACATGATCGGTGGATTAGGAAAAGCGGCAACAGGCTCACTTAGGGCGTTGCTTGATTCAGCGGCATTTGCGAATATGCAAGGTGGCTTTAAGTTAAGAGGAAGAGTTTCGGGTGGAGAAGTTCAGGTTAATCCTGGCGAGTTCGTAGATTTAGACGCAACAGTTGATGACGTTAACAAGGCGATAATGCCATTGCCATTTAAGGAGCCAAGTCAGTCGCTCTTTAATTTGCTTGGATTTATTGTTCAGGCAGGTCAGAGATTTGCGAGTACAGCGGATTTAAATGTTGGGGATGTAAACCCTAATGCACCTGTAGGCTCCACAGTGGCTTTGATAGAACAAGGCAGTAAAGCGTTCTCGGCCATCCACAAAAGGTTGCATTACGCTCAAGGGCAAGAGTTCAAGCTACTGGCTGAACTAAACGCAGAGAACTTGCCCGAATCGTTTACATTTTCGTTGTCGGGTAGTAGCGAACAGATATTCGCGGCAGACTTCAACGATCGCATTGACATCCTCCCAGTCAGTGACCCCAACATATTTTCAACGGCACAGAGGATTGCTCAGGCTCAGGCTATTTTACAGATGGCTCAGTCAGCACCTCAATTCCACGATTTATACAGCGCATACAAGCGGATGTACGAGGCGATACGAGTTCCCAACATTGATGAGATCCTGAAGCCGCCTGAGGAGGCTGTCCAGATGGATCCGATCGATGAGAACATGTCGGTGATGTACGGCAAGCCAATTCGTGCGTTTCCTGAGCAAGATCACGATTCTCACATTGCTGTTCACTTACAGTTTATGCAAGATCCATCTCTGGGCGGCAATCCAGGTGCGGCACAAATCCAACCTGTACTGGTAGCTCACATAGCGGAGCATATTGCGTTACTTTACAGAGTTCGAATGGAGGCTGGTATTGGCATGGAAATGCCGCCAATGCCTGACTTTAAAGACCCAGACTTTAAATTTGAGGATGTAAACCCTGATTTAGACAGGTTGATTAGCCAGAGGGCGGCTCAAGTTGTTCAGGCATCGCCTCAAATGCAACCAATTCCTGCTCTGCAAGCGGCTATGCAACAAGGTCAGCAACAGGGTAATCCACTACAGTACGCGCAACAGCTTGCACAATTAGAGACTGAGGCATTAAAAGCTAGAACTCAATCGCAAATACAAGCGGATCAGGCTAAAGCGCAATCAAATATCCAGATTAAACAGGCAGAAGCACAGCAAGACATGCAAATCGAGCAGATGAAGGCTCAGGCTGACCTACAGGCTAAGGTAGCGAAGCTAGAGGCTGAATTACAGTTAGAACGTGAGAAGAACGCGGCTGATATTCAGTTAGAGCGAGAGAAAAATGCGGCTGAACTACAGATGGAGGCAATGAAGAACGATGGCGTATGATATGTTGGCCTCTATAGCACCGATTAATCCACAGGCATTTGGCCCAGTTATACAACAAGGTCAGCCTCCTATGCCACAAGGTCAAATGCCTCAGGGTGGTGATGTAATGACGCAGTATTTGATGAATAAGATAGCTGAAATCAGGGGTGACAGGGGTCAGGGCGCATTAGATGGCGTTATGGCATCTATGGCTCAACCACAAGTAAGAAGAGGATAGTTTTATGTGTTTTGGTGGTAGTGGTGGACATCAGGGTGGAAATTCCACTCCAGAAGATGCGGAAACAAGGAAAGCGTTTTCTAAGGCAGGTAAAACAGCCGCAGAAGCTAGAGCCTATTTTAGAGATAGAGATGCAGGAAAGTTTGCGGCAGATGCTTACTTAGATACACGGGTTCCAACTCTTGATCCAAGAGCAAAAGTTGACCCATCATATAGAACAGACACAACTTACGGAGATGTTTTAGAAGAGCAATTAGCAGAAAAAGGATTAAAGCTCGAAGGTCAAAGTTTTGTTAAGTATGACGATGAGGGAAGAAGATCTACCGCTGGTGGTATAAATGCAAGAGGAAACTTCTTTGGAACAGACCTTGGTAACTTACCAAGTCCAAATAAATTAAGTCAAATAGCCAGAACGGGTGCAAGAGATTCCAAGTATGGCACTAATCAACAGGCTTTTGATGAAGGCACATTAGATCCAAAGATAGAAAGATCTATTTTTGATGGGGTTACATATACACCTATAGGAACTGTCGGCATGGGTAATAGAGTTGTCTACAACAAGAATTCTCAATATCCAGGTGCTCCTGGGTTAAGTTTTAATCCTACAACTGGTCGATTTGATTTCGATCCAGAAATTGGATACACAGAAGACTATCAGAGCATTGCAGGTAAACTTGCAGGAACAGTAGGCCCAGCGTTAGTTGCAAATATGATGGGGCCAGCGGCTCCCGTAGCTGGTGCTATGATAGCTTATGACAGATATAAAAATAAAAAGCCTGGTGTTTTTAGTGGTATTATCAATAAAGTTCTTGGAAGAGATTCTTTAAGTGAAGCAAAAGATCTATATGGTAAAGACATGGATCTTAAAGAAGTTATGGCCGAGCAAATAAAAAGAGATCAAACTATAGATGTTGGCTCGTCGTATAAGGATTTGCCTGACGGTAAAATGAGCGAAGCTGGTGCGCTTAGATATTTTAATTTTGATAACGAAAACGATAATGATAATAATGCTTTCGATCAATTAATGCCACCGGTTAATAATGACGATGAACAATCAATGTATTTTAATTATAGAAAATATGCTCCAAGCGATCCAACCCTTATAGGTCAAAGCTCTTACGGAGGTAAGTTTGGGTCAGGTCAGCCGACCTACATGGCGAGTGTTTCACCAGCAGGTATATACAGCGGTAGTGGCCCATCAGCGCAAGTCCTAACAGACTTTTATAACCCAGTTACAGGAGAATATTACACGGCTCCTAATGCTGGCTATTACGCTGAGGAGGGTTCTGATTGGAGAAGAGGCAGACCAACTGAGGCATATAATTTACCAATAGCGTCATAGAAGGAATAAAATAATGGCAATGACAGAAGAACAATTAAAAGAGCAAATAGAACTAGACAGAATGATTGCTCAGGCTGAAATAGATCGTGATCCAATTATTCAAGATGAAAGAGTTCAATTATCAGTACCACCAGGCGGAACTGGCGATGATATGTACGGAGCTATGGGCGCAATAGATCCGCGTGAAGTAGGCGTAGAAGCACTGAATGCAGGCGCATTGACTGACGAAGAGTTTATGATGGCCGAAGAGTTTATGAACGCATTACCTCCTGAGGCTCAAGAAAGTTTTATGGATAGGTTAATGAATGATCCAAGGGCTACAATGAGATCTGTTATGGATACTTTAGGACAAATGTTTGGTGGGGAACCAGATGCTCCTATGGGTGCTTTAGGTCGTATTGGTTCAGGTTCTACATCTAATGCAGAGTTGGATGCATATAGAAATGCGATGAATGTTGAAGGCTCAGGCCCAATGACTGATGCAGAATTAGACGCATTTAGAAGACAGCGAATGAGTATGGATGTAAGTCCACCATCAGGCGCAATGACCGACCTAGAAAAAGCAATTAGAAGACAAAGAATGAGTATAAATGTAAGTCCACCATCAGGCCCAATGACTGATGCAGAATTAGACGCAATTAGAAGACAAAGAATGAGTATGGATAATAGATAAAGGAGAATAAAATGGCTGAAGTAAATGTAGAGAACATGGAAGAGAATGCAGAACTCTTCGAAGAGAAAATGGGCTTCCCTCACAATGCAGATGGTTTAGACATGAGTGACGATCAGCTTGTGAACTTCCTATTGCTCTGCCATCATGGTGAGTACGGCATGTACGATGATGAAGAGTACGAAGAGGAAGACATGGAAATGATGGATGACGGCAAGAATATGAAAGTCAAAGTGATGAAAGTCGGTTCTGGCGATGTTCACGAAATGATGAATAAGATTCTTGGAGGTTAAATGCCTGTAACGAAAGTTAAAGGTGGTTACCGATGGGGTAAGTCTGGAAAGATTTACAAGACTAAGAAGCAAGCAGAGCGTCAGGGCAGAGCGATTTATGCCTCTGGCTATAAAACAAAAGGAAGGAAAAGAACATGAAATGGATTATGAACAGACTATCTGAGCCGTCAAGTTGGGGTGCAGTTGGAATAGGAATTATAGCTCTTTCATTAATTTTAGGTCTTGGAGGTGAAGGGCTGTTTATCGGGCTTGGTTGTTCGGTACTTGGTTTGATTCTATCAGAAAAAGCTAAAAAGTAAAAAAGAAGATAGAATTAATCTTTTAACAGGTAATTAAAATGGCTCTTTTAGATGATATTGCAAAAGGTGTTTTATCAGGTAGACGTTTCAAAGACATTGGAACAACCTTACAAAAGGTATTACAAAAGTATAAAGACCAACCTAAAGTTGAATATAAAAATATTCCTGTTGTTGATCCTAAAGATTTAGTTGGAGCAAAAATAGGAACATTACCTGCGGATCTTTTAAAGACTGGCGATATTTATAAAGGAATTGATGCGGCAGGAACTACTAGATTCTCAGAATTAACAGGTGGCCCTCTTTACGGAGCTTTACCAAAGTATAAAGACGCAGGACTAGCTTTTGCCTCTGAAGGTAAGGCTCCTAGAGCTGGCGCAGATTTATATTCTGTATCGGCAATGGGGCAAGGAACCCATAGGTCTAACCTTATTACAATGGACAACATATTAGGAACAATAGAAGCCTATATGGATACTGGTCGTATAGACCCAAAGGCATTAAAATCTATTAATGATGAAATTTCAAACTACGGAAAAATGTCTAAGAATAAAGACGCTCAACGTCTTGCTGACTTTCCTGGCTTTCAATCAGAAAATATAGATGAATATATGGATGCATTAAGTTTTGATGCTAGAAAAATTTTAGTAGATAAGTTAGCCCAACCTGGTATGCAAAAATTAGGCGTTCCGAATATCGGAAGAATTTTAGATGAAACAATGCAAAAAGAATTTGCAGGTGTTAATCCAATGGATTCTTTATTACTTATAAAGCCTGATAATAAATTTGTAAATTTAGCTGAGGAAGGACTACCCACAAATAGGGCGTATTCCCACGGCATTGGTGGTGAAATAATAGGAAGATTTAATCAGCCTGTAAATTGGCGAACTATGAATCCAGAATTTTTTGAAAAATATGGAGTTTTAAAAGGTGCGCCTCGACCATTAAATCAATTTCAATATACTTTTGAAAGAGCTTTGCCTACAGAGCTTATGACTAAAAACAAAGCCGATCTTATTACAAGAACAACTGACTACGAAGGATTAGGGCCGAGAAAGGCTTTATTACTTCGGGATAGTTTAAATAACAGGTGGAGAACTTCTGGAGTTTCTGTAAAAGAAGGCGGTTTTAGTACCACACAATTCTCAAGAAATTTAGAGAACAGTGCGTCTTTTCCTTCATTAGAGCCTTACAGTCCTAGCTATATTAATGAAATGGTTAAATCTGGAAAATTTAAAGCATACGGACTTGGCGATGATAGTAGTATTCAATTTGCTTTAAATAAAGATCCTGATTATTCTTGGATGGGAATAGAACTCGGCCCTAACGAAGTTGATCTTGTTGGGGTTGTTAGCAATGAGCTTGGAGCAAAAGGTGTTGCGTCACCTGCGGTATTAGGTAAGGCTATTGAGGAAGGCGCAACAATCTTAAACGCTTTTGCAGTTAAATCTAAAAAATATCCAGATGGTTTTTTACCAGAAACTTATGAGGAATACGGATTTAAACCAATTAAAAGCATTGCATTTGATAGCAAATACTATATAAGTGAAAGAGGGCAAGCCGCCTACGATGATCTTATTCGTCAATGGAAGATTGAAGGGTGGGATGAAAGTATGGGTATGCCTGAAGTCGTCGCAATGAAATGGACAGGAACAGATAAGGAGAGAATTGATGCAACAAGACGAGTATTCGATAAAAGTTGGGAAGGCTTTGGGGGATCAAAGGCTTCAGGCAACAACGGCCCGTCAACGAAGGCTCATGGACAACGCTCTTCTTCGTCGTCTGGAGAAAAGAGGATCAGTGGAGAAGGTGACGGAGGACGAGATAGTCGGAATCTACGAGATGATAACGGAAGTAGTCAGTCCAATAGAATTGGAACTGATACAGAACGATTAAAAAACCTCACTGATATTCAATTAGACAACCTTGGACTTGGTGCATTACCGAAAGGAGTGCAGTAATTATGCCTGCAAAAAAGAAAAAACCAAAAAGAGATGCCTGTTATAAAAAGGTAAAAGCACGTTACACTAGAAATGGTGGTACATGGCCAAGTGCATATGGATCAGGTGCTTTAGTTAAGTGTAGAAAAGTAGGAGCTAAGAACTGGGGTAAGAAAAGTGCCAAAAAAAAGAAGTAGTAATAGTTTAAGAACATGGTTCTCCCAGAACAGCGGTAAGGGTTGGGTAGACTGTAAGACAGGCAAGCCTTGCGGTAGGAAGTCACGCACTTCTAGCAAGAGAAAAGGTTATCCTGCTTGCCGTCCGACTATGGCGCAGTGTAAGACTAAGGCAGGCAAGGCGGCTACAAAACGAAAGACAAGTGCAAAACGTACCAACTGGAAAGGTAAGAAGTAATGGCAAAAAAAGCAGTAGAAGCTCCCAAAGGTTACCACTGGATGAAGTCTGGGGCTAGTTTTAAGCTAATGAAGAACCCTACTGGTGGCTACAAGCCACACAAGGGCGCAAGTAAGAAAGCATCGTTCGATATACAGAAGGTACACAAGGGCTAATGAGTAGAGCTGGTGCGCTTAAAAGTATTGTAAATAAAGCTGATGATTTTATTGATTATCTAGGTGATAAATTTGGTTCAGCAATTAATGATGATGTTGCAAGAAAAATAGATACTATAACTGAAGATATTGCGGTTAAGCCAGAAAAAGGTTCTGAGCCTAAAAAAACAGTTAAAGCGTATAAGTTATTTAGAATTGACCCTAAGAATCCTAATGAATTGTTTCCATTATTTGTGGATTCTAAATCACCAATTAAAATAGGTTCGTGGGTAGACGCTAAAATTGGAGAACAAACGACAAGTGGAAAAGTAAAATCAAAACTTGGGCCATTAGCATTTAGACCAGGTTGGCATGGGGGAGATTATCCTATTGCCACTCATATTGGAGGAAAATCCAACGCATCTTTAACTAAACCAGATTTTAGACCTGAAAATCAAGTTTGGGCAGAAGTAGAGTTTCCAAATGATGTTGATTGGCAGTCTGAAGCTATTAATCGTGCAAGCACTGTTAAAAGTGGGCCTAGAAAGGGAGAGATAAATCTTCGAGAGGCTCACATAACTGACCAACTTCCAGTGGGTGGTTTTTATAAGTATAAAACAAATCCAAACATGCAAGGGAATTGGCTTATTAGTGGTTCAATGAAAGTAAATCGTGTTTTAAATGACGCTGAAGTAAAAAAAATAAATTCTGAAGTAGGTTTATCTGATTTACCTAGATTGAATTTTGGGGCATTACCAAAAGGAGCGCAGTAATGGCAACATACAAAGGTAAGAGTGTAAAATTAAATAAACCCAGACGCATTGCTAAGGGTGAGACAAGTTACGGCAAGAAGAAGTCGGTTGTATATGTCTCAGATGGCGATAAGGTCAAAAGGGTAACCTTCGGAGATCCTAACATGAAGATTAAAAAGACACAGGCAGGACGTAGGAAGAATTTCAGGGCGAGACATAATTGCGATAATCCTGGCCCTAAAACAAAAGCACGATATTGGTCGTGCAAGGCATGGTGAGGTATTATGGCAAGAGCGGCAATTAAAAAGGTAGCCCAAGCGGAGATTAGAGCGGCTAAGAAGTTCCTAGAGAGGCGAGGTCTGGATAGTGATGACATAAGCCCTAAAAAGTTTGCTAAGGCCGCTAAGGAGCTAGATAAGGGCTTCCAAGAGACATTAAGAATACTGGCCAGAGAACTATCCGCAGGAGATACCTAATGGCAGAACTTACACCACAACAAATTTTAAGAAATATGTTATCACGAAAGCCAGCAGGTTCGGCCGCAGGTGCTACGGGTGAGATTAATTCTTTAGGGCAATCTGTCGGGGGTAGAGATCCTCGCCTAGATAATTTTAGTGTTAGTCTTGATCCATATCAATTAGATGTAGGTGGGCAAATATCAGAAGATTTAACTGGCTACAGAATCCCAATAGCGTCAGATCTCGGAAATGCTATAAATGCATATTTGTATGGCGTAGAAATGAATAAGTACAGAGATGCAATTAGGGAAGAGCTTGACGCTAGATTGGAATCTGAGGGAATAGAAAAAGGAAGTTCAGAATACCAAAAGGAAATCTTAAAGAGAATGCCTGAAGTTGGTAGCCCAGACGCATTGGTTGAATTTGGCGTTGGAGCGGCAATCGGTGCGCCAATTGTAAAAGGTAGTTTTGGTGCATTAAAGGCTTTATATAATATGATGCCAAAAAGAAATAAAGAAATGGAAAAAATTGAAGAAAAGGCAGGTACTGCTATAGATCAAGCAGACATTGGTGCTGGTACACTTTAATGAATAACAGGCTCCTCTCCTGATCCCTCGCACCAATCGCAAGTTTTATCATCAACATGCTCTAGCTCTGCGTAGGTATAATCACCACTTGCCCTGACAACCTCAAGGATTTCTATGATGCCTTCGCCTAGACATTCACTACAATGTTTTCGAGGTTTAATACTCATTTTAATTTATTCACTGGGAGCGTTTTGTAAATCCCATCATCAGTTGCTTTTCTATGCTCTGCGTTTTTAATTAACGCAGAGATTCTGCCGTGAAGCATCTTAGCCTCACTGAGAGAGCTTAATCCCTTTAAGATTAGATTAAGCTCACCTTTTGTAAATTGCATTCCAAATTTCATATTACTTCCTTTACTGTTGGCCTCTGAATGATTGTTTGTTTTACACCTTCGCGCTCACTGTGTTCTTTGATTTTTGCTACACACTTTACGTTAGTTGATTTTTCCCAACCATTTGATCCTTTGTAAACAACTACGTTGTCATCTGCATCTTTACAAATATTAAAGTAAACAGTTCCGTAATGTCCATCAAATGTCGCAACGTGCTGAACAGTAAGGTCGAACTCAGTACGTTCGCCTACAACGCCAACCCAATCACTTGCCTCAGCTTCTTCGGCTTTTTTTACCTCTAGAGCCTCTGCGCGTTTAACATTGTTAGCAATAATTTTACGAACAGCATTGGTTTGATTTTCAGTCAGGCTACCATACTTATAAATGCTAGTGTTAAGATCACCTAAAAAACCATGATTTTTATCAATAAGAAAATCATGAATTTCTTGAGCATCAGGAACATCTTTTAACCATTTGTTCATTTTGCCTTTTCGTGCATTTTCCATTCTATAATAATCGATTGCATCGTAGTAACGCTCTTTACTTCCTAATGTTTCATCATATGCCATTTTTTTTCTCCCTTTTGGTTATATATTATATATAATAGCAAATACGAGCAATTACAAGTACTTTATCGATTAAATATCTTAAAAAACAAACTTTTCTTTGGATTTTCTTTATATACATGCACATGGCCTCTTGAATCCATGTAGATATAATCCCCTACAACGGCAGGTTTTTCGCCCTCCATTGTATGCATAAAAATAATATGCTCAAGTCCTTCACGAATGCTCGACTGTTCTTTTACCCATTGGGGCATTTTATCTATATTCTTATATCTCCAAGTAGTCATTATTTCTCCAAACGATTGTGGGGAGCGCGAGGCTCCCCTGATTAATTAAAGATTGGTTATAATTAAAAGGATTAAAAACCCTAATAAACTAAACTCCATTTTATTCACCTCCCTTAGATCTAACCAAAGTTCGTTTATAAGCCACCAACTTGGCCATTGAATCTTTAATTGCATGAGCATCTTTAGAGGTTTCGAGCATCCTTTCATGCCGCTCTATTTGAACCTCTAGCCAATCTCTTAACTCAGACAACGTCATCACCGACTACCTCCTTTAGTAAGTTAGCCATAATTTTTAATGCAAATTTCTTATCTGCATCGGTGTAGGTTTCCCCGAAGGCATCGTAGACCAGTATCATAGACCTGATGCGAGAACCCAGAGGTGGTTTAGTATCATCCAACATTTATTTCTCCCTTGGATTGTGGGGAGCGCAAGGCTCCCCTGTTAAATTTAAGCGGCTTTTTTAAGCTCTTCTTGGGCTTGCAAGACATAGTTTAATATGTCTGTTGCCCGACTTGATGCCTTCCATAAGAATGAAGCATCTTGCTTTAGAGCCTTGAGCCAACTTGATAAGTAAGTGGCATTATTTTCTGTAGGCTCAAAAGATATATCAAAAAACTTACAGGCGTAGATGCTGAACAACTCAGCCACTAGCTCTTCGAAAGCGTATTCAGATTTATCTTGTTTACCAAGCCTATTTAAGCGGCTCTTATGGCCAGTAAAATGACCGATCTCGTGAAATAAAGTAGAGTAATAACTATCGATAGAATCAAAATACTTCTTAAACGGCATGTGGATGTAGTCATCTCTATAGTTATAAAAACACTGACCTCTACTGCTCTCACGGACATCTGCCCCAAGTACAGCTACAAGCTCATCGATCTTGGTGTGTCTCTCTTCTAGAGTGACTTCATCAGACTTTTCTTGAGGTAAATCGACAATATCCGCACCATTAATCATTCGGTACGTTTTGAAATACATAAACGGATTTTCTAGCTTTTCACCAGTTTTACTATCTTTGGTGATTGTGATTGGGAATAAGAACGTAGTCGTCTTCGATCCCTTCGCCCAAGCTACGCCTTTAGCTTTGAGGGCTTTCGGTGTTGCCCACCGAGTGTCAACTCCAGAAAGTAGTGCAATCAACTGATTGCCGCCACTTAGGACATTGCCAGTAAACATATTATACGCAAGTCCACCAGTGCCTTTAAATTCAGGCTTCCAACTTAGACCCTTTGAAATAGCATCTTCGATGCTGATAATTGCTTTTTCGGTTAATTCTTTAACCACTTCTTGATTTGCCAATTTCGCCATTTTGTTTCTCCCTAGTGATTCGTTAATATGAAGACACTACTAGCAATAACTAGTAGTGTCAAGCATTGTTAAGCGGCTATCTTTTTACCATACCCAAAAATTTTAAGAGTAAGGTAATCAGTCTCATTCGTATTTGCCTGAATGAACTGCCTAGATAATTTTGCTCTAACAGCTTTCATATCTAGAGTTTTACGAGTTGCCTCTGAAACGACAACGTAGTGTTCACTACCCTCGTATGTTCCAGAACCGATTGCCTTTAATACAGACTCTTTAGCTTTTAAGTCTTTTGACAATTCTGCAATCTGAGCCTTCAGAGTTGCAATTTCATTTACGATTTTTTCCATTTTGTTTCTCCATTGTTTCTATACATTATATATAATAGCAAACACAAGCAATTACAAGTGCTAAATGTAAAATAAATAAAAAAAAGCCCCACCGAAGTGAGGCTGATTTTGTNNTAATTAATTTTTTTGATCTACATTTTTTTTAATTATTGAAATAAGAATATTTTCAATTTTAATGGACACTTTTCTTTGACATTTTTTTCCATTAGGTAATTTGGTTTTAAAGAAATTGCATTTCTTTCCGCTGTAATGAGTACCGACAGTATAATACCAACCTTTATATTCAGAGCCATCCTCATCGATACACTCTATCTTTAAAGTTAAATCTTTACCTTCCTCATATTCACCTAAATTTCGCGCATCATATAATTTTATGCTTTTCATTTTGTTTCTCCCTTGGATTGTGGGGAGCTTTTGCTCCCCTTTTAATTAAATTGCGGTAATACGATCTTCCCAATCAAAACTTGATTCAAAAGGAACATAGGCAATGTCACCAATGCGCGGATCATTTTCATCATCAGCGTTTGTAACCTGAATAATGTAACCCTCATACATATCGATGTTATATTTTGGATGTTTAATCATGCCACTATAAATAACTGCACCTTCAATAAACTTCTCAAATCCTTCTGATGGCTTGTAGTCATAAGCTCGGATTTTTTGGTTGTATTTAAAATGTTCCATTATGTTTCTCCTCTTTCAAACGTGATTGTAAAGATCTCTACAATGATCTTCGCTTTTGTTTATTATTGCATTTATAAATGCTTCTACCATGTGATCGTCAAAATCTTCGCATGGCCCTACATGTTCACGAAATGTATGGTAAGCGTTTATACGAACAATATCGACGGCATTTTCATCAAACATCTCAGTAAATTTTATTACATTTTCTTCTGCATCTCTCCGTTGTTGGCCCACAGCACGATACAATTCCATTTCTTTTGCTTGAAGTGGCTTTATCATATCCAAAGTCGTATCATCACCCTCACAAAGGTGATTAATTTTTTTGGTTAGTTCATCTAAAAGAATATAAGATGGTATGTAATTCATTAAAAATTTTCTTTGATAATCTTCCATTTTGTTTCTCCCTAGTGATTCGTTTTTTCTCTCTATACATAACATATAATAGCAGACACAAGCAATTACAAGTACTAAATGTAATATATTTCATACGTTTTCATACGCTTTTCATACATATTTCATACGGGGGTCAAAAGGTGTATGAAGCGTATGATTTACGACTATAGTAAATCATACGTTCAAAATGACGTGACAATTGTAATTCATAGGAGTTAGGTGTATGAATAGAACATCGTTTGGTTCGCTTATGAAAGGCGGTAAAACCAAAAATAAAAAAAAGGAGAAAAAAATGAAGAAAAAAGGTGGAAAGAAAAAAGGCGGTAAGAAAGGTTACTGAAATGAGTAAAGATGTGAAAATATTCGTCAAGGGCGTAAATATGTCTGGAAAGGTAAAAGATGACGATAACAGATCTACTTCAGAAGATAAAAGACAATCTGAAGAAGGAACGGCTAGAGATAGCTGAAAAAATGCTCTTGGGTCGAGAAGTTGACTTCGGAGCATATCAGAAGGACGTTGGTGTAGCGGAAGGCTTACAGAGGTCTGCCGACTTAATCGACGAAACATTTAAAAACTTTAACGAAGAGGATGATTAAACATGTCTCATCAACATGCAGTCTGGAAAGACGAAGAAAGCGAAGGAAGTGTAACTAAGGCCGAATTGCCGAAGCCACTTAATTGGAAAGTTCTAGTTCAACCAAATCAGGTGAACATGAAAACAAAGGGCGGTCTATATCTCGCCCCTATCTCAAAAGACAATGAAGAGTATCTGACATCCCACGGCAGAATTGCGGCTATGGGAGATTTGGCATACCGAGATCGTGACACGGGAGAGGCTTGGAAGACGTTAAGTCCAAAAGTTAATGATCGTGTGACGTATGGAAAGTATGCAGGTCAAAAGATCACAATCAATGGAGTTAAGTTTCTTTTACTGAATGACGATGAATTAACATCGATTATTCCTGAAGAGGCTGAAATCTCCGCATATCTAGCGTAAAACTTGGAGGACGCAACCATGAGTAGTGAAGCAGACAGCGTTATTGAGGAAATCAATGACGAAATAAAAAAGGCTAAAGCAGAGCCAGAAGAGTTCCAAATCGAAATCACTGACGATCCGCAGGAGGAAGTTAATGATATTGTCGAGGAGGAGACAAAGGAAGCCAAGAAAAAACCTGATCAAGATCCTGAGTATGGAGAAAAAGTTCAGAAAAGAATCCAGAAGTTAGTGGCGCAACGCAGAGATGCAGAAGTTCAGGCTCGTCAAATACAAGAGCAGAATGCACAACTTGCCGCTCGGCTAGAAAGACTGGAGAAAGGATCTCAGCAAAATTCTGAAAATGCCTTTAACCAGAGATACGCACAAACTAAGGAAGCTCTAAAAAAAGCTGTCGAGGAGGGCGATACAGAAGCTCAAGTAGATTTCTCGGAACAGATGGCAGACATGAGAGCCGCAATGCGTGTAGCAGAAATGCAGAAAAACCAAAGAGTGCAACAGGAAACCGCATCCCCAACTGTCGGTAGGGCGGTGCAAGCGGCACAAGACCCTGCCCCTGTAAAGGCAATGCAGTGGTGGGATAAAAATAAGTGGTTTAATGGCGCAGGTTACGAGCGTGAAACTGCGGCCGCAAGAGCCATTGATGTCCAATTAGATATTGAAGGGTTCGACAAGGACAGTGATGAATATTATAATCAATTAAATAATCGTTTACAAAACGTATTTCCTGAGTTAGTTTCAGGATCAAGTCCGAGTAAACCGACGAGAACCAAAAGTAGGTCACCAGTCGCGCCCTCTACAGGCGGTGGTTCTCCAAACTACAAGGGCAATAGGGTTCGCCTGACTAAGCAACAACTAACAGCGGCTGAAACAGCTGGACAAACAGATGAGGCCGGTCTAAAACACACACCTACGCCAAGTAGACAACTAGAGAGCATGAGGGAAAGACGAGAAGGATGAAATGTTCGACCAAGCAAAACGCAGAAATCGGGGGGGGGGGGGGAGA